TTACTAAACCGTGTTACAACAAGGTTTCGCCCAAGCAGGAGGCCCGGGGGCAGTAACTCATTGAAAAGTATGGCATCAGAAAGTTGAAGATAGCGAAATTGCCCGATTTGCTGTCGAACTTCGGTGATCTGTTCGAACTGCTCCTGCAGCAGCGCCTGCGATCCCGCCCCGAAGCTTGCTAGCTCGCGTGTTAGGTGCTCGCGTTCCTCCTTTAGCGCGGCCAGAGCAGGCTCGATCTCAGCAAACCGCTCGGACTTCTGATCGAACTCAAAGGTGAGTTGATGCCGTTCCAGTTCCAGCTTCTCGATCGTCTTGTCCGAAACGTTTGGGGAGTCTTTGCGGCGAACCTCGGCGTAGGACCGCAAATCCTTGGCGAGTGTCTTGAGCACTGGAATTCCAAGCAGACCCTCGATTCCAGCCCGCACTTGCGCCGACATCTCGCGCTCTGCCAAAACGCTAACCTGCTCGCCATCAAACATGAAGAAATGTGCGAGTGTAAAGGGAAGGAGGCTCTCGGCAATGTATTCGCGGAACCAATCCGCTCGTTCATTTCCTTGCAGCGCCCCTGGACCGACCGCTTTGCGCGTTGTCCCCTTGAATATATGAACTTCTTCATCCTGTGGGCGATAGACACCGGAGTCGTTGAAATGCCAGATGCGCTGGATTTCCAGGGGCTCACCGTCATCATCGATGAAGACCAGCTTCACCGAACACGAGTTTCTCCCTGCGGCCGTGGCACCACGATGCAAAGCCTTTTCGAGGAAGGTCTTGTAGGAGGTAGCAAGGCGCTCTTTGTCGCCGCCGGAAAAAGGCGAGCGTGCGATCAAAGGCAGACCGTCGCGCCCGAACATGCCAAGCACTATTGCTTCGAACAGGCTCGTCTTGCCGTAGCCATTAGGCGCACCGATAAGGATTATGTTCCTACCTTTGCCCGGTGCAGGGAAGTCAAAATTGGCCGTGGTATAGGCCTTCCAATCGCGGAGAGTGATCTGGGAAATATGCATGCGGCCTATTCGTCCAGCTGAATCCGGTCGAGAATGTCGTCAAAGGAATCCCATAGCCCTGCGCGCCGCTGCTTGCCGGTCTGTTCGACTTCCGCCTGCACCAGCTCTTCGAGCTCGGCGAAGAGGAGGCCGTTTTTCTTGCATGCTTGCTTGATCATCGCCCGGCCATCGGCGTTATCAAGGAGCACGACCACATTGCGCGGCATCTACCTGTCCTTCCTGATCTCACGGACGCTCATCGGCCTGGCGTTCGCATAGGTAGCCAGCTCTTCCGCCCAAATTTCGTGGATCAGACCAATTTCTTCTTCGCTGATCAAGGCTTGTCCAGTCGCTTTTTCAAGCGCGCGCAGCCGCTCGAAGATTTCTGAGCGTGTCTGGAGGGTGAAGGGCCCGGGCACGAACACGCCACCATCAGTGATTGTGATCCGTCCGTCGCGCCGCCGCGCCTGCCTGCGCTCCTTGTCATTGCGAATCGAGGCGAGCCAGTCACGAAAGTCGAGCAGCGGGCTAAACTCGGCATATCCGGATTCTACGAAGCCTTCCAAGCTTCTGTCCTTCTCCACAACCGTGCAAGTCCAGCAGCCAAAGCGCGAGGATGTTGTGCCGCAAGAAGGCGCATCTTCCTTCGACGTGACGACCGGGCACTCGCCGCCGCTCGCTTCACGGTAGAGTCCGATCAGCTTGAGATGCGAGCCGCCCCAAGGCGGTTCGTTCAGCGCCAGGAACTCCCAGACGTCCTCGGTGTCGAGCTCGACGATCGGGCGGAACACCATGCAACCCTGCAGATCATTGTGCTTGTTGAGCCGCTCGCCGTTGTCGTAGCGCCCGACTGATGCGGCGCGCGTAGCGCTCTCTGTCCGGCGCACGCCTAGAAGCAAGATCACCTGCCCAGCGGTATCGGCCTGAGACTTTATGTAGCGGCTGGTCGGCAGGATCTTCATCCGGTCGGTGCACCAGCGGAAGGAGCGGTTCGGTGATGGATAGCCCCGCCCGATCAAGTTGACCCAGAACGACTGGTCGGGTGCAGGCCGCGTGATCTTGGTGACGACCGGAAGACCGAATGCGAGAGCCGCGTTTTCGATCTCTGTGATGCTGTCGATGATGTGCTGGACGACAAGCGGGCTCTCGACGAGCGTGTCGTTGGCGACGATGTGCACCTGGCGCGTCCGCTCGCTTGGCGGCAAGGCCATGAGCATCTCGAAGACGAGGTGAGCGACCAAGGTGCTGTCCTTCCCACCCGAATAGCCGATGATCCAAGGATAGGGGTGCGGCTTGCGGTACTCATCGAGCAGCTCCGCGCGGATGTGCCGGAAAGCCTGGGCGTGATTGTCATCTGCCCGGAGGGCCTCAGCACTGTCTAACCCCATAGTCTGCCCCTGATTCCGATTTTTTCTTCTGCATTTGGTGTAGCAGCCCGGCCGCTCTACTGTAAATTGCGCATGTGATCGGCGGTCGGCTTAACGGCACGAGCGAAGCCGTCGAAGGCGCTCGGGGTTTCAAGGTTCAGTGACCTTGCAGCCATCGCTTGTGCTGTTCTTTCCAACAAAGGGGGAACGACTCCATCAGGTTCGCAAGCGTGATGCAAGGCGGGTGAGAGCCCGTCATGATGGAATCTACGATTTTGGGGGACAATAGCGACAACCGCATCAGCCGCGCCATGTAGGTGAAGGCGATCCCTTCTTTCTCGGCCAGTTCGGAAATCGATGCGAACTCGTCCGACTCCAGCATCCGCTTCCATCGGAACGTGCGCGCCAGCGCCTTGACCAGCGTTTTGTCCGGCTTGCACGCTTGTTCGACGCCATCCGGCAACACCATCGCCTTCCGCCCGCCGCGCTTCGCGATGTGGAACGGGACATGGATCGTGACGGTCTCCGGGACCGGTTGGGTCCGGGTCATGCTGCTGCTCCTGCATCGGCGGTCATTTCGCGCGCCAGTGCCGCCAGTCCGTCCATGCGCAGGCGGACGTTGAGTCCGCTGGTGCCGATCTCGACCCGATGGACCAACAGCGCCACGATGCGCGCCTGCTCGGCGGGGAACAGTTCGTCCCACAGCGGATCGAGCCGGGTCAGCGTCTCGCGGGCGTCGACCTCGGTAATCCCGCCATCCTGCGCGCGCGCTGTCTTCCATGTTCCCGCCACGATCTCGGGCTGGCGGAACACGGCGCGCAGCTGCTCGATGACGGTAGCCTCGATCTCGCCAGCGGGCACGCGGCCGACGGGACACGCCCCCGCGCCATGCTTCAGCACCGTCTGGCTGACGTAGTAGCGGTACAACCGCCCGCCTTTGCGGGTGTGGGTTGGCGAGAATGCTGCGCCGTCGGGGCCGAACAACAGCCCCTTCAGCAGCGCGGGCGTGTCGGCGCGGGTGCGCGCGGCGCGTTTGCGCGGGCTTTCCTGCAGGATGGCGTGGACCCGGTCCCAAGTCTCACGGTCGATGATGGCTTCGTGCTCGCCGGGGTAGCTGTCGCCCTTGTGGACCGCCTCTCCGATGTAGGCGCGGTTAGAAAGCAAACGGTAGAGGTACTTCTTGTCGATCTGGTTTCCACGCGGCGTGCCGAGTCCCCGCGCGCCGACTTCGCGCGCAAGGACTGTGCATGAGCCGATCTCGATGAAGCGGGCGAAGATCCATCGCACATGCGCTGCGGCGGTCTCGTCAACCAGCAGCTTCCGGTGTTCCACCAGGTAGCCGAAGGGCGGCACACCGCCCATCCACATCCCCTTCTTCCGGCTGGCGGCGACCTTGTCGCGGATACGCTCGGCCGTCACCTCGCGCTCAAACTGGGCGAAGGACAGCAGGATGTTCAGCGTCAGCCGCCCCATGGACGTGGTCGTGTTGAACGACTGTGTGACCGAGACGAAGGTCACGCCGTTCCGGTCGAACACCTCTACCAGCTTGGCGAAATCGGCAAGCGAGCGGCTGAGGCGGTCGATCTTGTAGACCACCACCACATCCACCAGCCCGTCCTCGATGTCGGCCATCAACCGCTTCAGGCCCGGGCGTTCCAGCGTGCCGCCGGAGATGCCGCCGTCGTCATACTGATCGCGGACCAGCACCCAGCCCTCGGACCGCTGGCTGGCGATGTAGGATTCGCAGGCCTCGCGCTGGGCATGCAGGCTGTTGAACTCCTGCTCCAGCCCTTCCTCCGAGGATTTCCGGGTGTAGACCGCGCAGCGCAGCTTTCGGACGACCTTCGATTTTTCAGGCGGCTTCGTCATGTCCGCCCCCTGTGGTTCTTGAGGCCGAAGAACACCCATCCATTCCAGCGGGTGCCGGTGATGGCGCGCGCGATGGCGGACAGCGATTTGTAGGGGCGTCCCTGCCATTCGAAACCGTCGGCGGTGACAGTCACGACGTATTCGACGCCCTGCCATTCGCGCAGAAGCCGCGTGCCCCTGATGGGGCGGTCACGGTCGAGGCGCATTCCGCGCTTCTTCTTGTCGCCGCCATCCAATTCCTCGCCCAACCTTTCCAGTCGTCGGATCGTCTCGGGTTTCAGCCCGCCATAGGCAAGTTCCTGGATGCGATAGGCCAGGCGGGATTCAAGGTAGCGCCGGTTGAATGGCGGCGGCTCGCTGTCGAACAGATCGCGCCACTGCTTCTTCAGGTCGGGCGTCGGGGTGGTCTTCAACGCGGCCAGGCGCGTGGGGATAGGGTCGTGCGTCGTCATGCGGTCTCCGTTGGGTTCGGGGTTGCATGACGGCATCGGTCGGCCGGATAGTGTAGGCGAATTTCTCCAGTTTCGTCAGAAGGTTCGCCCCGCTCGCGCTGCAGCAGCCTGATCAGCCCGAGAGCGAGCAAGGCACACAGTTCGGTGCGACGCTCGGCAGCGGTCATCTGGTCCGGAGGCAGTGGGTTGGGGCCCATCCTTGAGTGTGTTGGCGCGTTTCGCATGAAAGAAATCCTATCCGCGCGCCCCTCGGAAACAATCCAAATCAATAGCTTAAGGGGTTCTTGCGTAGGTCAGCGCAGTCAATGGGAGTCAGTTGCGAGCTCCAGGACCACGCCGATAGCTGGCGTCGCTGGGCATGAATGATGAGGTGAATATTTTGGGGTTGTTTCTGTAAACGGCCGCCGCTATCCTACATCAAAACAAGTGAGGCCCGAGCATGCCAATTCCCAGCGAAACCACCGTGCGTCCGATCCTGGACGAAATCCGTGAGGACGTCGTCTCAGCGATCCGTGAGGCATGGGAGGACTGGCTGGCCAGCGATTTCAATGGCGTCTGGCGTTGCAAGCGCAGCCGCGCAAACTTCGTCTGGGAGCAGATCATCGAGCGCGCAAACAGTGCGTTTCAGTATAGCGATGCCGTCCATGTGATCGACGGCCACGAAACGATGAAATTCCTTGTTCATGATATCGTGCTCTTTCGGTTCAAGAAAGCAGATGAGACGGGCCGCTCGTCGAACGTGGCTACCCAACTTGCGCTTGCATTTCACGACCATGACCAAGACCTGTTTGGCTTGCCGGAGGTCCAGCGCGTCGAGGTCGTCTACAAACTGAATCGTCTTGAAACGCAGATCGACGACATCTGCGTGGTCGCCCGCGACGGCGATCAGATCGCATGGGAATACAGCCTGCTGGATGCGGGCGAGGCAGCGGTTCCGTTGCCGTTGCCCGAGGCGAAACCCGCACGTCCCGCCGCGTCCATCGTCAAGCTCAAGGGCACCGCGGACGACCGCAAGAAGCGTCAAGACTGATGCCCGCCGATTTCAATCATGACCTGCTGCGGATAGCGCGGCAGGCGCGGGGATGGAGTCAGACCGAGCTTTCCGCGTCCTCAGGGGTGTCACAGGCAAACCTCTCGAAACTTGAGAACGGGCTGATCGGCCCGACTGAAGACGTGCTGAAGAGCGTCAGCAAAGCCTTGGGTTTTCCGGTCGATTTCTTCTTCCAGAATGACCGGGTCATCGGCCTGCCGATGAGCGTGCAATACCGGAAGCGGGCGAGCGTTGGACAGAAGGCGATCGAGCGCCTGGAAGCTGAACTCAACATCAGGATTCTGCATATTCGAAGACTGCTCGACGCGGCCGAGCTGGAGCCGGAGCTGTCCCTTCCGCGTCTGGATGTCGACGAGTATGGTGGCGACCCCGAACGTATCGCGGATCTCATCCGGCGCACCTGGCTTGTACCTTCGGGGCCAATCCGGGAACTTTTCGCATTGGTCGAACGCGCAGGCTGCATCGTCGTGCATTGTGATTTCGCCGCGCTCAAGGTGGATGGCTTCACGGTTCAGATCCCGGACATGCCACCGTGCATCTTCCTGAACCGCAACATGCCGGCTGATCGGCAGCGCTTCAGCCTCGCGCACGAGCTTGGGCATGTTGTCATGCATCAGGTGCCGTCGCCCGAAATGGAGGACGAGGCAAACGCGTTCGCGTCGGCGCTGCTCATGCCCGCGCGCGATGTTCGTCCCCACCTTTCCGGCCGTCGCCTCACGATCCAGCAACTCGCCGCATTGAAACCAGTTTGGCGTGTGTCAATGGCAGCGCTTCTTTACCGTGCAAAGGAGATCGGTGCGATTACCGACAATCAAAGCCAGTATCTCTGGCGGCAGATGAGTTCGATGGGCTACCGCAGAGCGGAGCCGCCCGAGCTCGATCTCAAGGTCGAAACTCCCACGGTTCTGCCGGAGATCGTGAGGCTGCATCTGGAGGAACTGGGCTACGGCGTCTCCGATCTCGCGCAGGCGCTCCGCTCAAGCGAAGAAGACTTGCGGGCCCTTCATCCGCTGCCAGGGGCTACGCCCCGACTTCGAGTGGTGAAATAGGCGCAATGGAACAGTTGGCCATTCATAGCGCAGCAGTCCCGTCAAATCTCGCGCGCGAACCAGCGGATACGGCCGACGATGTGGATTTCTTCGGCACTCCGCTCGTAGGGGCTGTAAAGCTTGTTGTCGGAGATCACGCGCACGGCGGGCGGGTCGCTGTTGGCAATGTGCTCGAGCCGCTTGGCCACCAGCCCCATCCCGTCATCGAGGACGAAGATGCCGGGCGGGTTCGGGGCGCGACGCGTCATGTCGACCAGAACCGTGTCGCCGTCGAGCAGCGTCGGCGCCATGCTGTCCCCTTCGACATGCATGATGCGCAACTGCGACGGGCTGGCCTTCAGGCTGCTTCGGATCCACGAGCGGCGAAAATGATAGGCGCGGCCGGCGCTGTCGTCGTGATCCTCCACCACAGCCCCGCCACCCATCGAAGGCCGCGGACTGGCGTGAGCGATCGAGACGAAGGTTTCGTCCGGGTTCTCGATGAAGGGTGACGTGCCCTCGACATCGCCCAGCCCGTGGATCAGCCAGTCGCGGTCGACCTTCAGGACACGCGCGACTTCGGCAAGCTTGTCGATCCCCGGACGGGTCGAGCGCCCGCGCAGGATGTCGTAGACGAACGACCGGTTCACGCCCGCCATCTCGGCAACGTGGGCCGGAGTTATGCCAAGCTGGTTGGCGCGAGCCCTGAGGCGGTCGGAAAGAGTGTGGTGCCCGGTCATGTCATCCCCAACCGTCTGTGGATGAAATAGGATAAAATCGGATTGATTGGAACCCGTCAAGCGAATAAGAACATAAGGTAAACATCTTGCACGGGAATCGGGGTGGGGAGTAGCAAATGCGCATCGACAAGTCGTACTTCACGCTCCCCGAGATCCTCGAGCGCTGGCAGATCACGGAAACGGACCTGATCTACCTGGCGGAGAACGACAAGCTGCGCCTCTCGGTGCGCGTGTTCGGCGTTCCGATGGAGTTCGGCGACATCGAGGAAGACGCTCGAGGCGAGCCATTCAGGGTGCCTTGGGAGCAGAGCTACTTCAGCGGCCTGCTCGATCTTCACGCCCGCGATGTGTTCCAGCTGTTTCGCTGCGGCCAGATCCATCTGGAGAGCTTTCGCGCCCCGAACGCGGGCTACGCAGAGACCTGGGGCGATGCGCAGCCCATCCTCGTCATGATCGGCGATCTTTTGCTAAGGCGCGAGGAACGCGACCGTTTCGAGATCGAGACAAGGTTCGCATCCGGCGGCCAGCCGATGGAAGAGCCGACCTTCATCCACTCGGCCGATTATCTCGAGGTTCGGTGCAAGGGATGCCGGTTCAAGCTTGGCCCGATCCAGGCGGAAGTCGTGCGCGCCTTGCACACGGCGGCGCAGGGGGGCTCGCCATGGCAGAACGGCAAGGCGATCCTCTCCCGCGCCGGTTCGAAGAGCCTTCGCATGGCCGACGTCTTCAAGTCGCAGAAGGACTGGCGGAACCTGATCCGGTCCGACCTCAGGGGCGGGTATCGCCTGAATCTCGACTGAACGACCCCCTCCCTCCGGCCTTCCGTGGGATCGGGAGGGGGATGGGTGAGGGATGGCGGGGGATGACGGCACCCCGTCTGCGGCCAAGCACCCGTCCTGCAAGGGCCAACTGATCCCCTTCCGAATCCCCCGCCGATCCCGACGACATCCCACAGTAGAATTTCGCATGGTCTCCTCGACAACGAGAGGAGACACCGATGCTGCAAAGGCATTGCTTGAACCAGAAGGAGCTGGCCCGGCGTTGGGGGATCTCCCATCGGACGCTGGAACGGTGGCGCTACTGCGACCAGGGCCCGGCCTTCCTCAAACTCGGCGGACGCGTGCTTTACCGGCTCGCCGACATCGAAGCCTTCGAACAGACCCAGCTTCAGCGCGCCTTGAAGATCGTCGAGGCTGTCGAGCGCATCGGACATGCGCCCCGTCGGCTGACCGCTGACCCGACGCGGGCGGCGCGGGTATGCTGATGGCAATCCAGACCCCGACTGGCGCCCGCCTGGCGAGGCCGCGCCTCAGCGACATCGAACTCTGCGCCTGGATTGCACAGGCCGAGGCCGACGAGCGGATCGAATACCACCGCGGCTTCCTCGGGATCGACGTCACCGCGAAGATCTCGACGCTGCCAGAGCCTGATCGCCGCAAGCTTGCCGATCTTGGCCTCGCGGCGTTGGGCGCCTTCGAACGGGGTCTCGTCCATCTGGTGCAGGAACGCACCGGACCCGACCAGTTCGCCTACATCGCCGTCGCCCGTCCCAGGCCCAAGGTCGCCGCCGTCTCGCTGTCGGCCCTTCTGCTTGCCGAACGGCAGGCCGCCTGACCCCGCCCGTTTCCTGACATTTCCGGAGAACCGCCCATGTCCTTTCCTGCGAATACCCCCACCGTCGACGATCTGCCGGGCCTCGGCCTGCAGGACATCGCCGTTCTGCCGGTGGAGCTGCTGGCCATCCTGCAGCGCGACGTCGATGAACGTCTGAGGCGCGACAAGGCCGCGAAAGCCCGGCTCGACGGCGCGCTGGAGGTGCGCTTTGCCGCCAGGGCTGCGGAAGTCCGTCAGGCACAGGCCAAGGACACCGGCACCGTGCGCTTCGACGAGGGGGATTTCACCATCGTCGCCGACCTGCCGAAGCGGGTCGATTGGGACCAGGACCGCCTTGCTGCGATGGTCGAGCGCATCCGTGCCGCCGGGGACGACCCCGCCGAGTATGTCGAGATCGCCTACAAGGTTCCCGAGCGCAAGTACGCCGCCTGGCCCGAGGCGATCCGCCAGGGCTTCGAGCCCGCGCGCATGGTCCGCACCGGCACCCTGAAGGTCGAGATCGTCCCGCAGGAGGGCGGTCAATGAGCCTGCGCATCATCTCTGCCGAGACCCGGCTGCGCGAGGCGCAAGGCAAGACGACCATCGCCCTCTTCGGGCCGAGCGGCGCGGGCAAGACCACGCTGCTGACCACCCTGCCACCGGCAGAGACGCTGTGCATCGACCTTGAGGCGGGGCTGAAGTCGGTCCAGGACTGGCCGGGCGACAGTATCCCGATCCGCCGCTTTTCCGATGCGGTGGACATCGCCTGCCTCATCGGCGGCGCCAATCCGGCCGCCCAGCCCGAGGAACATTTCTCGGAGGCGCATCACGCCCATCTGCGCCGCATGCACCCCGAACTGGCCGAGCGGATCGACAGCAAGCGCATCATCTTCGTCGACAGCATCACCGATCTGACCCGCCAGGCGATGGCATGGGCCAAGACCCGTCCCGAGGCGCTGTCTGAGCGGACGGGAAAACCGGACACGCGCGGAGCCTACGGCCTTCTGGCCCGCGAGGTGATCGGGCTGCTCAAGCACCTTCAGCACGCGCCCGGCCGCACGGTTATCTTCGTCGGTATCCTCGAGAAGGTCGTCGACGACATGAACCGGTTGACCTGGCAGCCGCAGATGGACGGCGGAAAGGTCGCGCGGGAACTGCCCGGCATCGTCGATCAGGTGCTGACGATGAGCCTCTTCAGCCCGGAACCCGGGGCCGGTCCCGATGCCCCGCAGACCTGGCGGCACGACCCCGACAAGGGCGGCGTCCGTCGCCTCGTCTGCCAGTCGGGCAATCCGTTCGGCCTGCCCGCCAAGGACCGCAGTGGCCGCCTCGACATGACCGAGCCGCCAGACCTCGGCGCGCTTCTCTCCAAGATCAACCAGACCCGGAAAGGATGACGACATGACCTTCGACATGAACGACGTGGAACCGCAGCAGGCGGGCGATCTGATCCCCGACGGCACTTTCGCCAAGGTGGTGATGACGCTGCGCAAGGGCGGCACCGACGGGACCGGCGATGTGGACCGGGGCCTGCTCAAGTCGTCGAACCAGCCGGGAAGCGACGTCTTGATGCTCGATGCGGAGTTCACGGTGGCCGAGGGTCCCTTCGCGCGGCGCAAGTTCTGGCAGATGTTCACGGTGCAGGGCGGCAAGCTGGACGATGCCGGCCAGTCGATCGGCTGGAAGATTTCCAAGTCGACCTTCCGGGCGATGATCGACAGCGCGCTCGGGCTGAACCCCGAGGACATGAGCGAAGCCGCGAAGGCCAGGCGCGTGCTGCGCGGGCTGGCCGACCTCGACGGGATCAGCTTTGTCGCCAAGATCCAGGTCGAGCCGAGCCGGAACCCGGCCTACAAGGACGCCAACAAGCTCGATCACGTCGTGCTGCCCACGGCGCCCGAGTGGAAACGGGTGATGGCGGGCGAGGCGGTGCCCGCGCAGCCGACTGCCAGATCCCGGCCCGCCGCCGCGACGCCCGCGCAACCCACCCTCCCGGCCTGGGGCCAGCCGCAGGCCGCTGCACCCGCAGCCCCTGCCTGGGGTGCGACATCCACCGCAGCGCCCGCCCCCCAATCCCCGCCTGCCGCGCGTCCCGGCAGCGGCCCGGCCTGGCTGAACCCGTGACGGCCGACGAATGGCAGTCGCATGTGACCACCGAAGCGGCCCTCGCGATGGGGCGCTGGCTCGAGGCGCGCGGGCGGCTCGAGCGTCCCATCGCCAGCCTGACCCGCCGCGATCTGGAGTACATGGCATCGAACGCCATCAGCCGGTTCATCGTGCTGGCCTCCGAACGCCGGACCGCCGCCCCGGACCCGGACGAGCGGGGCGCGCTTGACCTCCTCCTGATGGGGTGAAGCCCTGCGCGCTCTGCGGTCGGCAGTCGCGGGGCTTCGGTTACTGCCACGGCCTGCGCTGGGATCGCCACCCTCATTACCGCTTCTGCTCGATGGCTTGCCTGATGGCGGGCTCGGCCAATGCCAAAAGGAACCACGGCATGATCGACAAGACCGACATGGAAATCCGCGCCATCCGCGAGGCGCGCCGGATGCTTGCCGAAGCGCTGACGGAGATGGGCCTGATGGAGCCCTTCTTCGACCGTCCCGCCACCGACATCGACCGCGTGATCGAGGCCTGCGTCGACGGGTTTCAGGCGGCGATGCAGCGCCAGTCCGATGCCGGCGACGTGCCGTTCTAATGGGGGTGCAGATGCTGGTGGACTTCAATCACGGGTCGGGCTGCGTCTACGGCTGCGACACCTCGGCTCCCGAGCCGCTCGCAGCGCGGGTCAACATCCATATCGATGCCGCACTGATCGCCGACCGGGACGGGCAGCGTCCGCGCGACTATCTCGGCGCCAGCCGCATCGGCGAACCCTGCGCGCGGCGGCTGGTCTATGAGCTGCGCCAGACCCAACCCGACCCCGGTCGCGCGTTCGACGGGCGGACCCTGCGCATCTTCGCGGCAGGCCATGTCTTCGAGGATTTGGCAATCCGCTGGCTGAGTCAGGCCGGGTTCGACCTGCGGACGCAGACCCCAGCCGGCGGCCAGTTCGGTTTCGAGACGGCGGGCGGGCGCATTCGCGGCCATGTCGACGGCGTCATCGTCGCCGGGCCCGACGTCGGCGTCGCCTGGCCAGTGCTCTGGGAACACAAGGCGCTGAAGGCCTCGTCCTGGACGGATACCGTCAAGAAGGGCGTTCAACGGCGTTGTTGCACAACTCTGTTTGCCTAGGATTCACAACGCGAATCCATGTGGTTAGACAGGCCGTATGAGTAAGCCATCACCCGCCCGCTACCGCACGACGAACTGGTCCAGCTACAGCGCCTC